AGAACCCCCTGGCAGGCCAGCAGGCGATGTTCAACGCAATGGACCTGATGAGGTGGGAGGTCAGGCCCTCCACCTTGAACGTGTATCTCCTGGTCGATCCTGCGCGGTCCATGAAGAAGGGATCAGCGAATACGGCTATGGCGGTGATCGGGGTAGATGCTGGGAGGAACAAGTATCTCCTGGACGGATTCAACCATCGCATGGACCTTAAAAAGCGCTGGGAGAACGTCAGGGATTTAAGGCGGAAGTGGATTCAACAGCCTGGAGTGCAAGGGGTCTATGTCGGCTATGAGGCGTATGGGGCTCAAGCTGACCTGGATTACTTCCAGGAGCAGATGGTCATTGAGAACAACGGCTTTCCAATCGAGGAGTTGAAATGGCCGAGGGATACAGAACCAAGCAAAGACGACCGCGTCCAGCGCCTAGGGCCGGACTTCAGAAGCCATAAGTTCTACCTGCCCGCGGTGATCTTTCACCAAGGAAAACCGCACTTCTGGAAGCTCGAGCCTGGAACTGCTGGTGGGCTGGAGTTGAAATACACCGAGCAAGTCGCCCTCACGAGCATTCAGAAAAGAGTGACGCAAGAGGGCTCCCCGAGCCGGGTAGCTAAGCCTGTACGGCAGGTGGACAGCGAGGGGAATTTCTACGACCTGTCGCGGCAGTTTATCGAGCAGGTGATGTTGTACCCGTTCGCTCCGTTGAAAGACTTGGTAGATGCGGCGAGCAGGATCTACGACATGTCGCCAGTACCCCCGATTCTGATCGAAGAAAACGAACTTCTACCAGAGGTACATGCGGACGGCATATGAGCGACGAAACGAAGTGGCGGACTCTCGATTGGGCGGCCCTGGTGAGGCAGTACTGGGGGCCTGAGTTCTACGAGCGCGATGTCGTCTATCGCTTCAGCAACGGCCGGGAGTTCAAAGACACGAGGGAAGACGGTGGGCCTTACAACCAAGACTGATTTCGGCCCGGCCTTTGATGCCGAGTACGACAAGCTTCCGGAGAGCCTGAAGATGGTCTACAGCCCGAAGGAATACGCCTGGATGCCGCCGGAAAGAAGGGCGAGGCTCATCGAGGAAGAGACCATGCCGGACGTGGAGGAGTGATGCCGATCAAGCACTCATGCACCCCTAAGGGCGAGCCGATGTGTACTTACGGTGAGCACGTCATCGACGAGGCTGACTTCTTCTACACCGTGAATCCGTTCGGCGGCTACGGAATGAGTGAAGTGCTGTGTTGCGAGGCGTGCATAAAAAGACCAGAGAATTCAGAGATTCGTCAGCGCATGATCGAAGCCGGCGCTACGGAGTTGCTCGACTCGTGAGCGGATACCACGTCGTAGTTGAGGGTAAGACAGGACCCGATGACACCATGGCCGCTAACGTCGCTCGAGCGATCTGCGAAGCCTATCCAGGCCATCCTTGGCACGTCTCGGTGAGAGATGGCTGCATCATCGTCAAGCACATGAAGGTATCTGGTAAGTGGGGGCAAATCGGCCATACCAACGACATCTACTCGGCTTCCAATCTCAAGCAGATCGCGGTGAGGATGGCCGGCGAATTTCTGGAGCGAGCCGGCATGACCCGCGGTGCCTTGTCTGAAGGCGAATACAAACGAGAAGTAGAAGGCATTCCAAAGAAGGACTTGCTCGTTGGATAGGACCGAGGGGCTAAGGATTGCGAGGGATGCCTACTCAGCCTCGACCACTTACTTCGACGCGAACTTCCGCAAACAGATGGAGGACGCGCTTCGGATGTTTCAGTCGAAGCATCCTTCGGATTCGAAGTACCTGACGGAGTCGTACAAGTACCGCTCCAAGCTCTTCAGGCCGAAGACGCGCAGCGTGATCCGCAAGAATGAGGCGGCTGCGGCTGCGGCGTTCTTCAGCAACATAGATGTGGTCAACCTGGACCCATCGAACCCCAAGGACCCGAGGCAGGCGTTCGGGGCGCAGCTCTACAAAGCTTTGCTGCAGCACAGGCTCACGAAGTCCATTCCGTGGTTCATGACGCTGATCGGCGGTCTACAGGACGCCATGACAGTAGGGGTGGTGTGCTCGTATCAAAGCTGGAAGTACAGAGAGAAGGTGGACTCGGAGAAGCAGTACGTTATAGACGAGTCTACGGGGACGCCTTTACTGAGCATTGACGGCGGGCCGTTGTTTCAGGAGACGAAAAACTACACGGTTCTGGAAGATCGGCCGTGCATTGAACTAAGGCCGGTCGAGAACCTGCGTATTGACCGGGGTGCGGTCTGGACCGACCCCGTCAATACCTCGCCCTACCTCATTGATCTGATCCCGATGTACCTGGGTGATCTGAAGGAGATGGGGAGGGCTAACCCCAAGACGGGGGAGGAGGGGTGGGAGATCCCAGAAGACTCGCTCCTCAAGTCTGCGACGCAGCAGTCGTTCGATACGACTCGAGCGGTGAGGGAGGGCAACCGGGAGGACTCGAAAGACTCCGCCAACCCGGTCAATGATTTCTCCATCGTGTGGGTGCACAAGAACATCGTGCGCAAGTCTGGAGAGGACTTCTGCTACTACACGTTGGGCACTGAGCACATGCTGTCCAGGAAGGTGAAGCCATTGTCGGACTTCTACTTCCACGGTGACAGGCCTTACGTGATGGGCTGCGCCATCATCGAGACGCACAAGATTTACCCTGGTGGATTCCCGGAGCTAGGGAAGGAGGTCCAAAAGGAGATCAACGAGGTAACGAACTCCCGCATGGACAACGTCCGTCTTGTGATGAACAAGCGGCACATCGTCAAGCGTGGGGCGCAGGTTGACCTCAAAAGCCTGGTGCGTGGTGTTGCGGGGTCCATCACCCTGGCGAGCGATCCGGAGGCGGATGTCAAGGTTCTGGACTACCAGGATGTTACTTCTTCGTCCTACCAGGAGCAGGACAGGCTGAATATCGAGATGGACGAGCTTGTGGGGAATTTCTCCCAAGGCTCGGTGATGACGAACCGAAAGCTGAACGAGACGGTTGGAGGAATGAACCTGATGGGTCAGGGGGCGAATCAACTGACAGAGTACACCATTCGCACCTTTACGGAGACGTGGGTCGAGCCGGTACTAAGACAGCTCGTGAAGCTGGAAAAGCACTACGAGACCGACGAGAACATCATCAAGCTGATGGGTGAAAAGCTCGGGGCCGAGGTCACTGACGACACCTTCGACACCGACATAGAGCTTACGGTGAACGTGGGAATGGGCGCTACGGACCCGATGATGAGGCTGAACAAGCTTCTTACGGGGGCGAGGGCGTTCGCTGAGATCGTGAGCCTTGGGCAGTCCGGGCTCAACACCGAAGAGCTTGGCAAGGAGGTGTTCGCGGCTATTGGGTACCGGGATGGCGGGCGGTTCATCCAGGAAGGACAGGATCCGAGAATCCAGCAGATCATGCAGGAGGCCCAGGAAACTATTCAGGATCTACAGCAGCAGCTCGCGCAGGCCAACGAGAAGCAAGAGGCCGTGATGATGCAGCTCGAGATCAAGCGCCAGCAGGCCATTGATCAGGGAATTCTGAACGAGCAGATGGCGCAGGCCGAATACGAGCGCGAGACATCCAAGATGAGGCACGACTTCGCGCTTGAGGAAAGAAGGTTGAACGCCGAAATTGCCGCGGAGAACCGGCGCATTGCCAAGGAGTTCATTGTCGCCATGAAGAAGGTCGAGGCGCAGAAAGAAGCCGCAAAGATCGCTGCCAGGAATAGACCTCAGCCTGCATGAGCGATCTAAGCACCCAGGCCCTATACGCCGAGGCGATTTTAGGGAAAGACGCTGAGGAGTTTCTAAAGACTGACCTTGGGCGCTACATGCTGGCAAGGGCTGAGGAAGAGGAGCGCGAAGCCCTTGACGCCTTAGCCAATGTCTCGCCCTGGAGGAGACGGCGCATTCAGCAGTTGCAGGCGCAGTTGTGGAGAGCACGAAGCTTTACCGGCTGGCTTGCGGAGATGATCACAGCCGGCCGGCAGGCATTGCAGCAGCTAGAAACACCCGAAGACTAAACAAAGACTTCCCCCTTGGCCGCACCGGGTAATGCCGAGCGGCCTTTTTCATTTTGGAGACCGTTATGTCCGCTACCCGTGAGGGCGTGGTGAATCCCCGTGACGAAATGATGGCCGAGATTGCCAAGGCCAGGCAGGAACAACTCGCTCAAGAGTTCAAGGAAGGTGGGGGGGACATCTCGGTCCTGGAACCAGCCGACCATACGGCCAAGATGCCGGAGGGCACCGACCCGGCTGAATGGGAAAAGCTGGATGAAACGGCCCGCGCGGCGCTTGTGGAGGCCGAGGAAGAGCGCAAGAAGGCCGAGGCTGCTGCCGGGAGTGGCGAGACTCAAGCCCCTGTAGAGGCGCCTGCAGAGCCTCCGAAGGCAAAGGTCAAGATCAAGGTTGACGGCCAGGAGCTCGAGGTCGACGAGGAGGCGGTAAGAGAAGCTGGGATCAAGGCGCTGCAGAAGCAATCAGCGGCCGACAAGAGATTAGAGGAGTCCGCCAGGCTCAAGAAGGAAGCCGAAGCCGAGGCCAGGCGGATTCTCGAGGATGCGAAGAAGCAAGCGAATCAAGACGTGCCGCCGCCACCCGATAAGGGCGCCGCGGCCGTGGAGAAGCTGACCGACGATCGCTTCATCGAAGCGGTGAAGAAGATCCAGTACGGCAGCGAAACGGAAGCGAGCCAAGCCCTAAAGGGCCTCATCTCCGAGGCGGCCAAAGCCGGGAAACCGGCCGAGCTTACCTTGAGTGAGGTCGGGGAATACCTTGAGTTCCGAGAGGCGACGACGTGGGCGCATGACGAGTTCAAGGACATCCTTGGTGATCCGAAGTTAAAGACCCTTTTCTCCCAGGAGGAGAAACGAATCAGAGCGGCGGGCGATATGCGGCCCTACCGCGAGGTCTACGAGGACATCGGGAAAGGTCTGCGGGAGTGGCTGAAGGAAAAATCTCCTACCCCGCCGTCCAAAGACCTGACCCGTCACGAGCGCAAGGCGTCTGTCGTCACGATCCCGACTGCTGCAGCTAGGCAGCCGGCTCCAACTCAACCCAAAGAGCCCTCTGCGTCAGAGGTCGTTGACCGCATGCGGAAGGCTCGGCACCAACTCTAGGAGTAAGAATCATGGCAGGTCAAGTCTGGGCTGTGAACAGCCTGGGTGGCTTCATGTACTCGCTCAATCTGTCGGAAGAACTTCGTCACGCAGTGCAGCCGTTGGTCAAGTTCCGTTAACAAATAGGCGGAAATAAAACTCAACTGTATGCTGGAACGAACCGAGTATCCCGAGCTACCACAGCGTGAAAATGCGCGGGTGCGGACAACCAGCAGGGAAGTCGATCTAGCCTGGCTCGCAGGCATCATTGATGGAGAGGGCGCTCTTGGGGTTGACCTAAAGATCGCCGACAACGACAAGCCGTATCTGATGGCTAAGGTACGTGTCTACAACACCGATGTTCGGATGATTCAAAAGATTGCCCGCGTCTATGTTGAGCTTGGAGTTGTTTTTTTCTACAACATGAATAGAAAGCGTAGTTCCCAATGGAAGAATCAGTTGGGCATCTGCGTCACGAGCCAAGGTTCATGCCTCAAGGTTCTTGAGGCTGTAGCGCCGCATCTCTCCAACAAGCAGGAAATGGCGAAGGTCATGGCCGATATCATTCGATATGTGAAGAGCTGCCCTAAGGGCGGTAATTCGTGGTCGTTTGATTACGTTGGCTCAGAGACCTTCAAGCGTCTGCTTGGAGAGTGGAATAATCAAAAAGCGCTGCATATCGACCCCTCAACGACTATACGTAGAGCAGGAGAAGTAGTCTCCTGGTGACATAGTCTGGCCTCACGGGCGACCGTGAGAGGTGGCAGAAATGACCACCCGCCAAGCGGCAGCTTGGTTATCAAGTAACAGAGCGCAGTTCTGCGATGTCAAGGACGCCACTCTTGGCGGCAAGAAAAAGGGCGATGTCTTTACCTGGGACGTGTATCTGGACGTTGCAACGAGGGCGACTCAAACCCTCGTGGAAACGAACACGATGCCGGAGACCAACTACACCATCGTCCAAGGGACTCTCACGATGAACGAGGGCGGTAACTCCGTCCCGTACTCGGGGAAGCTGGATGATCTCTCCAAGCATCCGGTGAAGACGATCATCAACAAGGTCCTGAAGAACGATGCAACGAAGTGGTTCGATGCGAGTGCCTATACGCAGTTCAACCGCACCCTTCTGAGGGTGGTTCCTGCTGCGGCCGGCACTTCGACCGCGACCCTGACGCTTACCACGAACGGGACGGCGACTGCGACGAACAACATCGCGTTCACCAAGGACCACTCGAAGCTGGTCTACGATCTGATGCGGGAGAGAAACATCCCCGGCTATGTCGAGGACGACTACTACGCTCTCGGCTGGCCCTCGGCGTTCAGGCGTTTGAAGAATGACATGGAAGCCCTTCATCAATACACCGAGACCGGGCTGAAGATGATCATGAACGGCGAGATCGGGCGCTACGAAAAGATCCGTTTCGTCGAGCAGACCAACATCCCGAAAGGCGGTGCTGCGGATTCCACGACTCACAACGCATTCACCAATACGGCGGATGCGTGGAATTCAGCGGCTTCGGACTGGGTCTTCTTCTTCGGCTCGGACACGGTAGCGGAAGCTATCGCGGTCCCGGAAGAGATGAGAGGCAAGATCCCGACCGACTACGGGCGTTCCAAGGGTGTTGCGTGGTACTACCTCGGCGGCTTCGGGGATGTGCAGAGCGCGATCACCGCGAACGTCGCGAACGCCCGCATCGTGAAGTGGGATTCGGCGGTTTAAACAAATAGGGCGGATCGGGTCTTCTCCCGCTGCCCGACTTTAGCCGGCTAGAGAGACTGCCCGGCAGGAGAAAGCAATGGCAACGAAAAG